TTATGGGATTCTTTGACAAGAAGGTCATTATTGTCTTTGATTTCCAACATCCTGTAGAAAACTATTTGTTCTCTGTTGACGGATTACCAAAAGGAAAAGGTGATTATCGTTTCTTTGAACCAGGTAATCATTTTTCAGAAAACATTTATATTCGATATTGTACAATGGATGAGGTGGATGAACACCTTGAGATGTTTACAACTTACTTGACAAAGTATAAAGATATGATAGAATTAGAGAAACCGACTGGTGATGATACCAGTTTTTATAAAGACTTTGATACTTATATGACTAAATTAGATCCAGTTGGGGGATATCTTTCTGGTAAGTTTGGAAAAGAAAAAGCAGAGTCACTTGTGAATGATTTTTTATTTTGTTTTAAATAACGATGACTAAAAGAAAAAAAACTACCTTCCAAAAAATTGAAGATGTATTGACTGATTTTGCGATGTGGCATAAAAAATTAATACGTAAATTTAGAAAATGGTTTAATCTTACAGACTATAAACTTCTATGGATATCTTTTGCGAAGGGTTTATTGTTAGGGATTGCAATTGTATGCATCATTGGGTGAGGGAGTCCACACATAAATGCGTAATTATACCTAGTATGTTATAATAAATAGTAGTGTACTGGAGTTGAAACTATCATGTCCCATTACGTCATAGGTTATCACGACCTACAAAACAATCATTACGAAATCTGCGAGTACGCAGATGACGCATACAACGCAATAAAACAAGCAAAAGAGGATTTGCCCGATATGAAGGCAAGTCCTCTTTCTTGTGAATACTGTATTAAGGAGGATTAAATGAAAAACATACCAATTACATCTACCTTAGTTATTTTTGCAACCATAGGAACAGCACTTTGGTTTTATCCACAATATGCATGGGCAACACCTATATTATTATGAAAAAATTTAACACATGGGTATTGGATACCACAATTTATATCATTGATTTTCTCTACAGAGGTAGAGACTTTCAAAGATTTTGGGTTCTGGAAGTCATTGCAAGGGCACCTTACTTTGCATTTATCAGTGTGTTACATTTTCGTGAATCACTTGGATTGCGAGGTGAAGAACATATATATTTGATGAAAGAACATTTCTATCAAGCACTCAATGAAACGGAACATTTGGAAGAGATGGAACTTAGGGAGGGAAATAAGTATTGGATCGATAGGTTCTTTGCCAAGCATCTTGTTTTATTTTATTTTTGGGTCATGGTTGGCTACTATCTTGTTAATCCTGTTAACGCTTATGATATCAACATGAAGATAGAAAAACATGCCTTTGAGACATATACAAAATACAGTGCTTATCACCCTTTAGATGCTAAGATTGCAGAGATTGCTCAAGACGAATATGAGCATTCCAAAGAATTACAAAAGGCGATGTTGATGATTGCATAGATAATACTAATCACATGTATTAGTTTATGTTATCTACCAATTATCGTTTAAGGTTAGAGGCAATCTGCAAAGATATTGCATCAGGAACAGAAGTAAGTATTGAAGATATGATATGGGCACAAAAATTAGCAAAGGCTAATACAAGTGCAAGGGGAATGTTGTCCTCTGCAAGAAGACTAGCAACTGATACAGATGGATCTTGCCTAAAGTATTTGGACATTGGAGATCCAAAATCAGACAAGAAGGGATTTAGTGGTGCGGATGATATCGCAGATTGGTTT